CGTTCGAGGACATCCTCGAGAGCTTCAACGACGCGCTCGTGCTGTCGCGCCACGTCTCGATGTACCGCACCGAAGGTACGATGATGGAGCGCACGAACAACATCATCTGGCGCCCGCAGCCCTACATTGCCCAATCCTTCTCGGGCATGGATCAGACGCTGAACTTCCAGCAGATGACCCAGCTGTCCGTGCCGGCGACGTTGGGCTTCCAGCGCTCGGTCCCGTGGATCATGGACGCGCTCGAACTGCGCGACGCGCTGCAGGAAGGCCGTCTCGGCGACGCCGCGAAGCAGAAGCTCGCCAGCGACATCAACCTCGCCATCATGGCTGTGGCCGCGAACCAGGGTTCGCTGGTCATTACCGTTAACGGCGCTGCCGGCGACTACGACGATGTCGCCCTGTGCGACACGATCATGAACGAGCAGGGCGTGCAGGCGTTCGACCGTTACCTGGCGCTGTCCAGCCGTGACTACAACGGCATGGCCGGCAACCTGGCGGCGGCGACCCGTTCGTTCGGCAACCAGACCAGCGACCAGGCGTACCGCCGTGGTTTCGTCGGCACGGTGGCCGGGTTCCAGACGTACAAGTTCGACTACGCCAACCGCATCCGTGCGGCCAGCGGCTCGGACCCGACGATGTCTACGCTGGCGGCTGCCGGCAACTACTGGGTGCCGCAGGCAACCTCGGTGGCCACCACGGGCGAGACGGCCAACGTGGACAACCGCTTCCAGACGATCACGGTCTCCTCGACCACCGATCTGCGGGCGGGCGACGCCATCACCATCGGCGGCGTCAACGCGGTGCATCACATCACGAAGGGCGACACCGGCAACCTCAAGACCTTCCGGGTCGTGCAGGTGCTGACGTCCACGACGTGCGTGATCACCCCGCCGATCATCAGCAACCAGGGCGGCACCGACGCCGAGGCGCAGTATCAGAACGTTGTGGTCACGCCGAACGCGACGGCCACCGTGGACCGACTGAACATCGCCGCGGCGCCGATCAACTGCTTCTGGCAGAAGGACGCGCTGGAAATCCTGCCGGGCCGCTATGCGGTGCCGATGGATGCTGGTGCGGCGGTGATGCGGGCCTCGACGGACCAGGGCATCGAACTGGTGATGCAGAAGCAGTACGACGTCAACACCATGAAGACGAAGTACCGCCTCGACACCCTGTACGGCGTCGTGAACAAGCAACCCGAGATGTCGGGCATCCTGCTGTTCGGCCAGACCTGATGAACAGGGGGCTTCGGCCCCCTTCGTCAACTCATCTTCCAGGAGCACATCACCATGACCTACTCTGTCGTCGCGTCCCAAGGGACCGCAACCGTCACCCTCACCGCCAACCAGAAGATTGCCGTTCGCACGCAAGGCGAGGCGCAGGTTCTGCAGGTCGTCGGGTTCCCCAACTACCCTGAGCAGCAAGACCTGCTGCAGACCGTCACCAACACGACCTACACCTCGTCGGCGTTTGCCAACGGCGCGACGCTGGTCATCAATGCCGGCGCCTTCCCGGTGCAGTACGAGGTTGGCACCGACCCCGTCATCAGCGACGATGGCAACTGGCAGCCGCAGGGTGCGCCGACCAACATCGGTGACGGCGGCTCGATGGCCGCGACGGCTGCTGCCCTGCTCTCGGGCATCGTGACCGCCACGCCAACCACCGGCCGAAGCATCCAGCTCCCGCTGGCCACCGACCTCAACGCCGCCACCAACATCGCTGTCGGTGAGTCGTTCGACTGGTCGCTGATTACGCTGGCCGCGTACGCGCTGACCATCACGGTCAACACGGGGATGACCATCGTGGGCTCGGCCGCTACCGCCGGCACCTCGGGCGCTGCGGCTCGGTTCCGCACGCGCAAGGACTCGGCCACGACGTACATCACGTACCGGATCGCCTGATCTCGGGCCGCGGGCGGTTTGGGTTGGGGGTTCCCGGCCGCCGCCCGCGTTTTCACATCTGGAGGCACCATGCCGCTGAAGAAGGGCTACTCGCAGAAGTCAATCTCGTCCAACGTCTCCAAGGAGATGAAGGCCGGCAAGCCGCAGAAGCAGGCCGTGGCGATTGCTTTGAACACCGCGCGCACTACGGCAATGAAGGCCGGCAAGCCGAGCAAAGGCCCCGGCCCTGCGCCAATGAAGCGAGGCATGAAGTGAAGGCGTCGAAGCCTGGCCTGTACGCCAATATCAACGCCAAGCGCGAGCGCATCGCTGCCGGCAGCGGCGAGAAGATGCGCAAGCCTGGCGCCAAGGGTGCGCCCACGGCCGCGGCGTTTCGTGCGTCGGCCAAGACCGCCAAGAAGCCCAAGTGATGGAATTCCCGCGCTTCGTCTATCTGTCCCCTGGTACGCAGCGACACAGTAGCGGCGGCACGTACCGCTTTGTTTCTGTGGGCGACCAAGCAGAACACGACGCCTATCTCGCCCATGGATGGGCCGTGACTGTGCGCGACGCCATCGCGCAGGCCGGCGAAGCGGCGTTTCTGTCCGGGCTGAACGACCGCCAGGCCAAGAAGATCCGAAAGCTCAAGCCGTGGCTGAAGCTGCAGGCTCAGGAAGCCGCCCAGAAGGCCGCAGGATCGCTCGCAGGCGCACCGGAGATACCCGAGGTGCCCGAAGACGACAACGCGCCTCCTACGCGGGCTGAACTGCAAGCCAAGGCCACTGAGTTGGGCATCAAGTTCGATGGGCGCACCAGCGACAAGATGCTGCTGGCCAAGATTGACGCTGCCATGAAAGGGCCTGTCTGATGGGCTACAGCAAGCGCCAGTTCGTTGAAGCCGCCTTCGAGGAGATCGGCCTCGCGGCATATGCCTTCGACATCCAGCCGCAGCAACTGGAGTCAGCCCTGCGCCGCCTCGATGCCATGATGGCCGAGTGGAACGCCAAGGGCATCCGCCTGGCCTATCCGCTGCCGTCCAGCCCGCAGTTCAGCGACATCAACGCCGAATCCGATGTGCCAGACAGCGCCAACGAGGCCATCATCACCAACCTTGGCATCCGCCTGGCTGCTGGCTACGGGAAAACCCTGATGCCGCAGACAATGGTGGCCGCCAAGCAGGCATACAACACGCTGTTGTCTCGCGCCGCCATGCCGGTGGAGCAACAGTTCCCGGGCACGCTGCCCGCGGGCGCGGGCAACAAGCCCTGGCGCATCTACGACGATCCCTTCTTGCCGGCCCCGGTGGACCCGATCACGGTCGGCACGGACGGCCCGCTCGCATTCAACTGAGGCCGCACCATGCCACAGATCTACCAACTCTCGCTGTTGTCGCAGGTCAGTGCTGGCGACCAGATCCCCGTTTACTCGCCTCAAAACGGCGACTCTCGGCGCCTGCCGATGTCGGCTCTGCTGTCGTACTTCCAGCAGCAGTTCGCCGCGCCCACGCTGGCCACGAACATCTACGTCCCGACGACGGGTTTTTCCATTGCCGCGCCCACCCCGGTCGCGCAGCAGCAGTGGATCCTGCTTCAGCCTGCCGGCACGCTGGCCTCGGGCACCGTGGTGCTGCCGCTGAACACCGCCACGCCCGATGGCACCGAGGTGCTGATCACCACCACCCAGCAGATCACGTCGTTTACGCTGGGGCTGAACGGCGCCGCGGCAGCATTTGGCGACCCGACCACGCTGGCTGCGGAAGATTTCTTCCGCATGCGCTTCGTGCAGGCCACGAACAGTTGGTATCGGATTGCGTGATGGCTACGAAAGATCACCGCTTGGCAAAGGCTGGCGTTTCGGGCTACAACCAGCCGAAGCGCACGCCGTCGCACCCGACGAAATCTCACGTCGTGGTGGCCAAGTCTGGGGATCAAATCAAGACCATTCGGTTTGGTCAGCAGGGAGTCAGCGGATCACCCCGCCGTGAGGGCGAGTCTGAGGCAGACCGCGCACGCCGCGAATCGTTCAAGGCCCGCCACGCCGGCAACATCTCCAAGGGCAAGATGTCGGCAGCGTATTGGGCCGACAAGGTCAAGTGGTGATCCATGCCCCAAATCCCCATCCTTTCCGGCGTCTTCACCGACAACGGCCCTGACGTCCGCACCTCGTACCCGGTCAACCTGGTGCCGGTGCCCAAGACCAGCGGCGTGAGCCAGGAATACCTGCGTCCCGCTGACGGCCTGGTGGCAAACGGCGGGGGGCCCGGGCCAGACAGGGGCGGAATCTACTGGAACGGCATCCTGTACCGCGTGATGGGTAGCAAACTCGTGACGGTCAGCGCTTCTGGTACGGTCACGGTGCTGGGCGATGTGGGCAACGACGGCAAGCGTGCGACGCTGGACTACAGCTTCGACCTGCTGGGCATCGCCTCCAACGGCAACTTGTTCTTCTGGGATCCGGTTGCCGGCACACTGACGCAGAACACCGACCCTGACTTGGGTACGGTGATTGATGTCGTCTGGGTTGATGGCTACTGGATGACGACGGACGGCGAGTTCCTGATCGTCACCGACCTGACGAACCCACTGTCGGTGAACCCGCTGAAGTACGGCAGCAGCGAGGTGGACCCCGACCCCGTGGTGGCGCTGCTGAAGGTGCGCAACGAGGTTTACGCGTTGAACACGCACACCATCGAAGTGTTCGACAACGTGGGCGGGGATTTCTTCCCGTTCCAACGCATTGACGGCGCCCAGATCGAGAAAGGCGCGGCCGGCACGCACGCCTGCTGTGTGTTCGCAGAGGCTGTAGCGTTTCTGGGCGCCGGCTTCAATGAGTCGCCGGGGATTTACATCGGCTCCAACGCCAACGCGCAGAAGATCTCCACGCAGGAAATCGACCAGATCCTCGAGGACTACACCGAGGCTCAACTTTCCGCCGTTCTGCTGGAGGCTCGCAACGACCGCACGCACCAGCACCTGTACGTGCACCTCCCGGATCGCACGCTGGTGTACGACTACGCCGCCAGCCAGGCCACGCAGCAGCAGGTGTGGTTCGTGCTGACCAGCAGCGTGATGGGCTTTTCGCGCTACCGCGCTGCCGGCTTCGTGTGGGCTTTCGACCGCTGGAACATCGGCGATCCAACGTCAAGCGCGGTGGGCTACACCACAGACACCACAGGCCACCACTACGGCCTGCCGGTGCGGTGGGAATTCGGCACCCAGATGGTCTACAACGGCGGCAAGGGCGCCGTCATCCACGAACTTGAGCTCGTCGCACTCACCGGCCGCGTGGCGCTTGGTGTCGCGCCGCAGATTTCGACCAGCTACTCGGTTGACGGTCAGACGTGGAGCCAGGACCGCTACATCGCTGCCGGCATGATCGGCAACTCGCTCAAGCGCCTGGTGTGGTGGCAGCAGGGCTTCATGCGCAATTTCCGCATCCAGCGCTTCCAGGGCGACTCGACGGCGCACATCTCGTTCATGCGCCTCGAAGCCCAGATCGAACCCTTGGCGTACTGACGGCATGGCCACGCAACGCCTCAATCTCACGCGCGATCAGCTCGCCACGTTCCTCAAGGACCACGAGCAGATCAAACAGTTCGAGGCGCTGTTCCGCGTCGCGGATCAGATCGCTCCTGACGTCGTCAACGAGGTGTCCACTGCCGCCGCCAGCGCCCAATCCACCGCCGTGCAGGCCGTGGGCATGGCCCTGCAGTTCGCGCATGATGCCGCCGTGTGCTGTGCTGCAGCCGAAGCCAAGGCCCAAGAGGCACTGGACCGCCTGACGGCACTGGAACGCGATGCCGCCATCAACGCAGCCGAAGCCCGGGCTCAGGAGGCCATCGACCGCGTCTCCACGCTGGAGCAGGACGCCGCAACACGCATCGCCGCAGCCGAGGCACTATCTAATCAAGCGCTCACGCTGCTGGCGGGCCTGCGTGGCGACGTCGAGGGCCTGCAGTCTGCGCCTCCCGACCGCGAGTTCAAGCGATCACGATACGGGTCGTTCTACGACACCACCACGCAATCCGCAACGGTCATCAACACGGCGAAGGCCGTCACGTTCAACACGACGGACCTGAGCAACGGCGTGTATCTCGGCACGCCGACGTCGCGTATCTACGTTGACACTGGTGGGATCTACAACTTCCAGACCAGCATTCAACTCGACAGCACGGTTGCCACGGCGGAGGAGTTTTACCTCTGGTTCCGCTTGAATGGCGTCGACGTCACGAATTCCGCAAGTCAGATGCGAGTGCAGGGCAACAATGCCGAGATATTCGTGGCGCTGAACTACTTCTTCAATTTGAAGGCTGGTGATTACGTCGAGTTGATGTTCAGCGTAAGCAATCTCGGGGTTCAACTGCTGGCTGCTGGAGCGGTCGCCCCGCACCCCGGCATCCCATCTATCATTCTCACCGTTGCAAACAACATCGAGGGCATCCAATGACTGTCACCGTCAAGGTACTGGTCCCGCCGCTGCAAATGCAGAACTCGCAGACCACGCAATACACCGCCACGGCCGCCAAGGCCATCATCGACAAGGCCACGGTGACGAACACCGATACGGTCAACCGCACGTTTAGCGTGAATCTGGTCACTTCTGGCGGCTCTGCCGGCAACTCGAACCTCGTGATCGACGACCGTACCGTCGTTCCGGGTGAAACCTACCTGTGCCCGGAATTGGTGGGCCAAGCGCTGGAGTCTGGCGGGTTCATTAGCACCATCGCCAGTGCCGCAACGGCGCTGACGCTGCGTGTTTCTGGCCGCGAAATCACCTGACGAGGCAAGCATGGAAGACGCAGAACGCCCTGATGTGATGATGCTGACTCTCGGGGGTATCCCCTACGAAGAGCCGTTCATCACCGCGTCCGAGAACAAGCGCAACACGCAGAACGCCATTCGCAACTGGATGCTCGGCCCGGAAGTGCCCAGCAACGAGCCCCGCGCGAATCGGACGTATTGGATTGCGCTTGCAAAGTCCATGCGAGTGGACGAGCGCGAGGCGCGGCGTCGTCGTTGCTCGAACTGCGAGTATTACGACAACTCCACCGACACGCAGCGCAAGATGGAGGCGATCCCGTGGAATGCGTGGGATGTCGGCGCTGGTTTCCGCGGCTACTGCGAGAAACTGGAGTTCGTCTGTCACGACCTGCGGGCATGTCAAGCGTGGGAGCCGCGCGAGGATGAAGAAGAAGACTCTGGCGGCATGTCGGATGACGAAGACTGAACGCCGCTTCACCGCTCGGCTTTTGCGTGGCACAATGCGCCCGCTGAGATTCGAGCGGCCAGCGGCTCCTGAAAGGGGACTGTGATGGCACTGGGTTGGACCGACCTACTCATTCTCGGCGGCTCGCAACTGCTCAGCGGGATCATGGGCTCGAATGCGGCCGA